TCCCTGGTGAGTTGCTGGGCGCGGCGGATCTTCTTGCGGGCCGCGAGCGCCCGCCGATCATCGGTCACCGTGCGGCCCTCGTGACGCGCTCGTCCAGGGTCCGCAGGCCGGCTTCGAACTCGCGGGCGAACGCCGCGTCCGCCGCGGGCTTCGCCTGGCGGAACGTGTGACGGGCCCGCTGGCCCCTCACGGAGGCGACCTCGACGCCGCCGGGGAGCCGGAACGCCTTGGCGCGCCGGGGACGGATCGGCTTGTGGCGGTGCCCGTAGATGCCGGTGCCCTCCTCGAAGAACCTGACGCGCCACGCCACGGCCTTCGTCGGGCCGACAGTGACGTGATGGCCCTCGATGTCGGACCGCACCCTGACCCGTGTCTGGGCGGCGGACTGCCCCGAGGCGCGGGGTATCCGTGGCTGGACGACCTCCAGGGCGGCGCGGCCCGCGCGGCGCGCAACCTCGCGCGCCGCGCCATCAGCCGCCCGGAACAGGGCGCCCGGGTCGGGCGGCGAACCTGTGTGGATGACGCCGCTCAACCCCTTGGCCTTTACGGGTTCGGGACCGCCGCCTGGCCGACGAACTCGACCTCCACGTCCTTCCCGGACCCGTCCAGGTACGCCCCGAACTGGTAGGAGGACACCTGGTCCTGCTCGAAGGACTGGAGCGGCTCCGCCCCACCGTCCGTCAGGACCCGGTTGTAGATCGTGATGCGCATCACCTCGTTCGCCGGGGGGGTCGTGCCCGCGGCGCCGCCGGTGAACGTCGCGACGAGCTTGTCGCCCTCCGCGAACATGCGCTCCAGCTCCCACCCGGGCTGCGGGTCGCCGAAGTCGATCCGGCCGGTGATCCGCTGCCGACCCAGCTTGTTCTTCGTCGGCCACCACAGCTTCCGGGTCACCGAGTCGATCAGGCTCACGCGCGACTCGACGTTCGCCCCGGCGCAGTACCGGGACCGGAACTCGCCGATCAGGCCGTTGTCGAACGTGATCCCGAACCCCGCAACACACGGGATCGTGACCGGGGTGGCGCCCTTCGTCACGACCAGGTCACGGAGCAGGTACACGTTGTCGAACCCGCTGTAGGACGGGGTCGCGCTGCTCGCGGTCACCAGCGGCCGGGAGTACAGCGGCTTCAGGGCGACCTGCATCGTGCCTTCCTGGTCGACCGGGAAGTCCAGCTCGACCGTGTCGACCGCGGCGCCGATGAAGTCGTCCTGCTGGCCCTCGCGGACCAGCTTCCCCGTGACCGCCCTGGGCACCTGGCCGGTGGTCGCCGAGAACTTCGACGTGATCGCCGCCGGTGCCGTCCCCGTGTTCGTCGGGTTCGCCGAGAACCAGGTGGGGAGCACCTTGCGGAGCACCTCGGGGTAGGCGAGGCAGTTGAACGACGCCTGCGGGTCCGCCGCGAACGACTGCGGGGCGCTGAGGCCGCGAACGCCGCGCACCTCGTTGTCGCGGTCACGGACCTGCGTGTTCGCGTCGACGTTCCCCGACCCGTCCGTCACCGGCACGAAGAACGTGGGGTCCGCGATCGTCGGCGGGTAGGTCCCCGCGGCGTCCAGGGTCGTGCCCCCTGTGGAGCTGTTTGCGTCTGTGCCGAGTCCTAGCCAGCGTGCCACGGGCTACTCCTTGTCCTTGCGGTTGTCAGTGGTGTCCGTGGGCTTGGGGCTGGCGGACTTCGCGTCCTTCGCTGCGGACGCCTCAGCGGCCTGGAGGGCCGACCCGAGCTCCGGGTTCGGCTCCTCGTAGATGTCGTCCTTCTTGGCCATCGGTGGTCTCCTCACGGTGTTGGGTTGTAGGTGGCGTCGACGCGCAGCTCGAGGACCGCCTGCCACGCCAGGACGGCCTCCTGGAAGTCGCCGACGGCCTGGATCGCGGTGCGGCGGCTGCCCTGCCCGCCGAACGGCGCCTGGCGGGCGAGCTCCGTGTCGAGCGCGTCGAGCAGGGAGTCGAACAGCGGCCGGAACGCGTCGCCGCGCTCCGCCGTGTCCGCCTCCGCCACAACGAGCGTCACCCCGATCTGAAGGGTGTCGCGGACGGTGCACAGGTCCGGCCGGTCGGTCCGGGACGGCAACAGCACCGGGAACACGGCCGGTGTTTCCAGCCGTGGGGGCCGGTCGCGGTACACGCGCACCCCGGCGGGCATCCCCGCCTGCAGGACCGTCACGACCGCGGCCCACGCGTCGACGAGCCGGGTCACGATGCTTGGATGCGGCGGTAGTGCCGCAGCCCCGCTTTGACGGACCACGGCAGGTTCGCCGGTTCCGGGACAAGGCTTTCCTGGGTGTCCTCGACGAACGGCGCGAACTTCTGCCGCAGCCACGTCGCGACGGTCACGATCGCCCAGTGCGCGACATCTGCCGGGACGGCGGCGAACCCCCAGTCACCGACGATCGTGACTTCCCGGTCGGGGAACGTCCCGCCCGACGGGTCGGGGGTCGACAGCTCGACGGTCTGGTAGACGCCGTCCGCGGCGGGCTTGGGTCGCAGCCGGTAATCCGAGGCCGCGAGCACCTGCTGGGAGGCGGGGTCGTCGGTGCCGACCGTGAGCGAGGTGACCGCCCGCAAATCGTACGGGGCGAGATCCAACACGCCGCCCGCCCACGCGAACGTCCTGGTCTGCGCGTTCGTGGGGACGAACTCGCGCTGGCAATGGACGGTGATCGCGCGGGACGCGGCGGTGATCGCCGTCTGCACGACCGCGTCGCGGACGTTGCCGGACAGGTCGAGGTCCGCCTTGCAGGATGCGAGGTCGGTCAGGTCCCCGGCCGCCATCGGTTAGCGGGTCTCCCGCTTCTTCGCGCGGGGTTCCGCGACCGGCTCCGCCCTGGGCATGTCGACGGGGCGGGCGCACAGGTCGCGTGCGACCTGGGGCGGCAGGTCGATCACGTCGCCGGCGGGCCAGTCGTAGATCTTGCCGTCCTCGTCGACGCCGGCGACCGACGTCAACATCCGCACCCTCACGACGCGTCGAGCTCGTGTTGGCCGGCGCCGACGGCGAGCGACACCAGCACCGGCACGTCGGGCCGGTCGGTGCGCACAGGCGGGTCGTTGAGCTCCGCGTCGCCCGGGCCCGCGTTGCCGGTCTGGTCGGCGTCGCGCAGCTGCTTGGCGGCGGGCTGGTCGAGCCCCTTCTCCGGGGCGTGCTTCTTGGCAGCGGCCATCGTCGGCCTCCGTTCTCTCGTTCAGTAGAAGGGGGCGGGGTGGGGGGCGCGCCGCGTCCGAGGGCGACGCGCCCCTGCACTTCACCCCGTGGGGGCTACGCCTGCGTGAGCTTCTTGACGGCGGCCGTGTTGGTCAGCTTCCCATCGGTCCTGTGGTACGCCCGGAAGCCGACCTGGCCGTTCTCGGCGTACAGCTCGTTGAGCCGCTGGAGCGCGACGCCCTGGACGTCCCTGATCCAGTAGTAGCCGAAGTCGCCGTACAGGACGGAGACGAGGCCGGTCGTGGCGGCGGGCATGTCCGGGTCGGCGTAGATCGGCGCGCCGAGCAGCGTGTCCGGCCGTCCGGCCTGGAGGCCGGGCTGCCACAGGTACTGGTTGGTGGTGTCCTTGAGCTTGCGGAACAGCTTGATCGTCGAGTCCTTCGCGACGAACACGGCGTTGCGGCGGTGCGGCGGGAGCAGCGAGTGGTACAGGTCGATCAGCTCGTCCGAGGTGATCGCCGTCGCCGAAGCGGCGGTGACGCCGGCGGACGCCTGGGTTGTGACGCCGGTCGGCTTGCCGGACCCGTCGCCGACGACGAACCCGGTGTTCTCCAGGACGCCGATCCGCTGCCCGAACTCGTTGCGGATGTAGGACTCGAGGTCGAACGCCGAGTCGGCGAGCAGCTCCTCGGAGACCTTGATGAGCGTGGCGGCCTTGTACGCGTTGAGCGTCAGCTGGCCGAACGCCTCGTCGGACGCGGTGAACGCCGCGTTCTCCGCGGTCCACGCCGCCGACCCGTGCGAGCTGACGGTCGGGACCTGGAGCGCCTCGCCGCCCGATGTGGTGACCGTCCGGGAGATCTGGCGCATCACCCCGAAGTCGCGGAGAGCCTGGATCAGCTCGTTCGCGAACAGCGTCGGCACGAGGTTCGCGCCGGCGCCGGCGGTCGCCTTCGACAGGACGCGCAGCTCGTCCGGGGAGAGGTCACGCGCATCGGTCGCGGTGAGCATGTGGTAGAACGCCGCCCGGTACTCGGGGTCGTCCTGCACGAGCCCCCCGGTGCGGGCGGCGCGGTACTCGTTGAGGCCGGCCGGGACCTCGCGGTCCTCGCCCTCCGGGGCGTGGTCGGTCTCTTCGTCGGTGGTTTGGCGGGGCAGCGGGTCGAGACCCGCGAGCTTCTCCATCCGGCCCGCCCGCGCCTCGAGGCTGTCCGCCTCGGCCGTGACGCGGTCGAACTCCTGGGTCTCCTCGGCGGTGAGGTCGCGGTCCTCGCTCTCGGCGGTCGCTGCGATCTCGCGCATCCGGGTGATGAGTGTCGCGCGCTCGGCCTTGAGCGCGTTGATCTGGTCCCTCACTTGGGGGCTCCTTCGATTCGCATTGGGCGCCGCCCCGGGTCGGGGCGGTGCGGGGATGTGGCTAGTCGCCGAAGATCAGCGACCGGCCGTACACGTCGGCGCGTCGCGACGCACGCTGGTGCGTCATCGCCGGGCCCGTGGTGGTGGTGTCGTCGTCGTTCCCTGTGATCGCGGCCCGCAGCTCAGGCTCCTGGGAAACGGCCCTGAGTGCCCGCTCCGCGACCCACGGCGACACGGATGCTTCGGTGGTGGCGAACGCCGCGTCCAGCGCGGCGCGGTCGCCGGATGTAAGTTCGATCTCGCCCCTGTAGGCGCGCAACGCGACCGCCCGCAGCACGTCCACGTCGAGGTCGTCGCCTTGGTAGATCTGGGCGCCGGCGATGGTGCGGACGGTCGCGTCGGTCTGCGGGTAGGCGGGGAACGCGACCGCTGAGACGTCGAACAGGTCGCCGAACGCGACGATCGTGCGGACCATCCCGCCGTCCTCTTCGCTCCACGCGTCGCGGCCGCCTTGGCGCATCGAGAACCCGAAGCTCATCTGGTCGATGTCGCCGCGCTTGATCAGCACGCGCAGATCCTTCGCGGCCTGGGTGGGCGCGAGCTTCGCGTACACGCGCAGGCCCTTCGGGTCTTCGGAGAGGTCCATGGTGCCGCTCTTGGTGCGGGCCATGACGTGGTTCTCGTCATGGTTGAGCAAGAACCGCACGTCTGGGGCGCGGTCGAGGACCTTGCGGAACGCGCCGCGTTGGATGCGCTCCTTGAACCCGCCGAGGTCCTCGGACAGCCGGTCGAACACTGCGGCGTGCCCGATGAATGTGATGCCATCCTCGCCGTCGTCGCGCAGGTCGGCGTCGTTGAGCGGCGCGAGCCAACGCCGCTCGTCCGCGACCTCGAGCCCGGCGGGCGGCGCTTCGAGCTGGATGGTCGTGTTTTCGTTGGTGGCGCTCATCGAGCCTCCTGGCTCAGTAGGTTGGCGACCTGGTCGCGGCTGCCGCGACCATTCGACGTCGACGCCGGCGGCGGCGGCCGGGATGCTGGGTCTTGGTAGGCGTCGCCGCCGGCCCGGGGCGGCAGGTCCTCGGTGCGGCGCACCTCGTTCGGGGACAGCACCCCGATCCGGGAGAGGACTTCGTAGAACTGGGCGCGGGCCTGGCTGTCGCCGCGAAGCAGCCCCTCGACGTTGAACTTCGGGTAGCGGCCCCCATACGGGAACACGTCCGGGTCGGCGGCCAACGCCTTCTCAACCCGCACGAGCTTCGGGGTCAGCTTGAACTTGACGTAGTGCAACGCCTCCCCCTCCACCGTGCTGTAGGTCAGCGAGTCGCCGGTGGTGCCGCCGATCCACGATGGCGGCACCTGCATCAGGTGCGCGATCTGGGTGGCGTTGAACTGCTGCAGCTCGATGAACTGCTGGTCCTTGAGCGGCATCCCCATGTCCGCGACGTCCATGCCCTCCTCGAGCACCCCCGGCCGCCACGCGTTCCCGACGCCCTTGTGCTTCGCGTCGATGTCGGCCTTGAGCCGGTCCGCGGCATCCTTCGACAGGGTGCCGGGGTGCTTGATCCAATACCCCGCCGACGCGTTGTTGCCGTAGAAGCGGCCCTCGTACTCCTCCCGGGCGGCGGCGATGCCGAGCATCTGCCGGGCCTGCGCGACCGGCGACAACCCGGCGACACCGTCGACCGAGAACCCGGGGATGTGGAGGATCGTGCGCCGGTCGAATGTGCGCTCCGCGCCTGCGAGGCGGTAGTGGCGCCGGCCGTTCTTGTCGCGCTCGACGGTCACGGTCCCGGGGTCCAGCGGCCAGAGCTCGCCGACGTCGCCGGCCTGGTTGCGGACCTTCTCGGCGTAGTGGTTGCCCCACAGCTCCAAGTGGGCGAACACGAGCTCGTAGTACTGGTCGGCGGGCATCTCCGGGTTCGCCGCCGTCGTGAGCAGCGCGACTTGCGGCGCGTTGGCGGGGGCGGGCCGTCGGGTCGCGCCGGCGCCCTCGAGGACGTCGACCGGGAGGCTCGACGCGATCCCGGCGGTGATCCGCACCGCGGATAGCACCGGCGGCAAGCTCAGCGCCCCCCGCACCGTGACGGACCGGCCCGCGTACCCGGGGGCGGCGCCGAACGCGTCCCACATCCAGTCCGGCGGCTCCGCGAGCGTCGCGCGGCGCTCCAGTCCCCTGACGATCGCGCGGATCACTCGGGCTCACCGGCCCCGGCCACCCACGCCACAACCACGAGCGCGGTCAGCGTCCCGGCGACGATCAGCCCGGCTGCGGGGGCGATCAGCCACGCCCCCGCGGCGATCGCGCCGAGGCCGGCGAGGAACGCAACTGAAGCAACCGCGAGTTTCATACCTGGGCGAGGCCTCTCTGTTCGTAGATCGAAGTTGTGTCCTGCGCGGTCGCGAGGTCGTGCGCCATCAGCATCGCCATCAGCGCGTCGATCGGCTGGGTCGCCTTCCCCTTCGCCAGCCGCCAACCCCGCTCGGTGTCCCGCGTGACGCCGGCGTTGACGTGGGCGGCGAGGACGGGGTCGCCGTCGTGCGCCACCTTCCGGCCCATCACCGCCTCATACAGCCGGGTGGACGCCGGCACGGTACGCAGGTTCGTCATCGGGAACTCCACCATCGGAAGCCCCTCATCGCTGAGGGCCTGCGCACTCCGCTCGAACGCCCACCGGTCATACGCCACCGCCGTGACGTGATACCGGCCCGCGAGAGCCCTGATCTGGGCCTCGACGGCGCTCAGGTCCAGAGCGCCCCTCGGCGGCGGGTCGAAAACATGGGCCTCGACGACTACCGGGCCGTCCGGCGCGACATGCGCGGCGACAACAGCAGACCGGTCCTGCTTCAA